ATTTGAAGTTAAGTTACAAGAAGCCCTCACTAACGCTCCTTACGACTCGGATGTTGATAGTATTGTAAACGATGTTATAGCTGAAATGAGCGAAGAGCACAGCAGGTTATCAACACCAGCAGCTCACGACGGTTTCAGGGAGGCTATCAAAGGTACTATACAGCAGTATAAACTTCGATATAACGCTAATAAAAACGCTCAAAAGAAAGACATCGTATACAAATCAGGTGTGTCGGTACTTTTTAAAGCTGCCCAGACTGTCACTAAAAGGAACGAGCAGGGAGAAGAAGAAGAGGTAGGAGATTATGCTAAAATAGCTAACTGGTGGAAGGAGAACGAAGGAGCTTTTTTACCGCAAGAGAAGTTAAAGATGATCAAGGAGGTAGGAGTAGCGTTAGCTGAAGAGGATTCCGACGAAGCTCGCAAATGGGTTCAATGGGCTGGAGGTCACTTGAAAATAGGTACTGCTTTAATGGGTGATCCTACACAAACAGACGACGATGTCTTTGGTGCGTTTTCTTCGGAGGTAGCTGACTTATACAGCATGATAGATCAGATAGAGGATAGGAACGAAGGGAAAGCTAAGGGAGATGCTAATTTGTTGTTGACTGAAATTGACGCAAAAGTAACAGCCGACATTCTTGCACTTTCTTCGGGAAACATCCCTAAAGATGCGGAAGGCAATTTATTGGATACTAAAGATAAGATTAGAGATTACTATATAAAAGAAGCCCAAGCTAGTGGTAATATATATGTTCAAGGTTCTAACGGTATAGCAGCAATTCAAAAAGCTATTGAAGTGGCAGAACTTCCTCCTGAAGAACATCTTTTTAGATTAAAATCAAATGTTGATCAGCTGTACAACAGTAGCACAGGATATAAAACATTTAGTCAATTACTTAGCGATACAGACCAAACTATTCAAAAAACGTTTTTACTGAGTCAGGATGATTTTCTAGACGACGGTAAACCTAATGAAGAGGGTCGTAAAGCACTTATAGGTTTACAGAACTTAGCGAACTCAGTAAGACAAGAAATAGCTAATGAGAGAATGGATAAACTCAGAGAGTTAAGTTCAGGCTCTTATGTACCTTTTGGCTCTGATGAAGTTAAAACTAGCTCTGACTTACAAGGTGTTGTTGCTAAAGACATGAGAGCTTGGGATAAACATTTTAGTGACGAGTATAAAAAAAGGTATAACGAAAGGTTAAAGGATTATAATAAAAAAATTGAAGCTGCTAGTTTAGTAAAAGGTGTTCAACCTCAAACAATTGAAAACGCTAAGTCGTATGTGTTTCCTGACAAGAAAATTGCAGATGTAAAACGTAGTTTTTTATCATTTCAAAACAACTTTGGTAACCTAGAAGAAGCAATATTAAGTAAAGATTTAGAAGCCGCTAAGGTTGTAGCGGAAGACCTTGAACAGTTTCAATACAATGTTGATTATCTTTGGATGTTTGGAAATCCAATCCCCATTGTAACCACCCAAAGACCTGTTGTAGTTATGTTAAACCGTTTAAAAAACGCTGAAAGTACGGCTGAAGAAAAAGAACAAGCACGTAGAGCGTTGGGAGTGTATGCTATAGGTAAAGGTGTGTATACTGCGGAAAACATAAGTAAAGGTGAAGCTGTTGTTAGTTTCGGGACTAAACCCGGTAAAGAAATAAGAATACCGATTGACAAGGAAGCTGTAAAAAAATTATTACCTTTATATCCTATTATACCTAGACAAAGATTAATTGAGATTCAACAAAACCCTAAAGATGTAGCTGCTGAGTTAAATTTATACAACTCAATATTTGATACAAATTACACAGCAGATGATGAAGAAGCAAAACAAGTTATAATCGACTTCATAGATCAACAGATGAAAGTGACAGTACAGTAAAATTATATGAACCTAGATAACCACAAATTTGATTACGACTTAAGCAAACCTGTTCAGCCTAAAGAGTTCAGCTATAGTGACTACGCTATGGATTTACTGGTAGCACCTGTGCGTGGTCTTGAAGGTTTAGCTCGCAGTGCTTATGATTTAGGTGACTTTTTAGCTTTTGATGTTTTACCTGATTTAGACGAAAGACGTATCTTTGGTAAGTCAGCAACAGTGCCGGGAATGATTCTGGAAGGTTTTACGCAGTTTGCTATTCCTTTTAGTGCTATAGGTGCGGGAGTAAAGGCAGCAGCAGCAGCTGCACGTGTTGGTAAACTTGGAGGGGTTGCAGGAAAAACAGCTAAAGCTCTCACTAAAACAAGACAGAAGTTAAGTTTTAAAGGAGACTTGGTTGTATCAGCTGCTGCTGATGTTATAGCTTTTGATGGACAAGAAGAAAGGTTATCTAATCTAATACAACAATTCCCTGAGTTACAAAATCCAGTAACAGAATACTTAGCTGCTTCTCCTGATGACTCTGAAGCGTTAGGCCGAGCTAAGAACGCTATTGAGGGACTCCTGCTGGGAGGTATTATAGGAACCGTTGGTGCTGTTGCTACTCCTATGTTCAGGTCGTTTATTGCAGGTCTTGACGCTATTAAAACAAGAAACACCGAACTTGAAAAAGGAGCCACGAGAGAAGACGCTACGATTACAGCTGTGTTACAACACCAAGACGCAACCAAAAATATTAGGTTAGACGAAGAGTTTGCGTTTCAAAGAAGAAAAGATGCAGCTGAATTTGATGATTTCTATAGGAAAACAGGAGGAGACCCTGAAGAAATACCACAGGTTGATTTAAGAACAACTAACTGGGATGAGATAGATATAGACGAAATAGCAGCATCTTCACCATCGATGACTAGAGAAGAAGCTGAAGCTATACAAGCAGGAGGTATATTAGACTTTCAAGACGAGACAGCTAAGACGATTGTTAAACATTACAAGATGCCGGGTGGTAGTTTTAAAACAATTATATTAGATAGAAATGATCCGTCTCGTATTTACGACGCTACTAATTATGTAGATATGTTAGCAGATCAAGGTGCTCCTAGAGCAAGGGTAGCTGACTTAGATCAAAAGTTTGGTGGCATCAATGAGTCAATGAAGAAAGACTTCTACCAAAAAACTTTAGTAGATGAAGTAGGTAAGCGTATGGATTCTGATGCTCCTATGACTGCTAGGCAAGTGTTGGAAGATATACAAGGACGCACAGGTGGTTTACTTAACGACTACGCTCCTATTGTTAAAAAGCTTTTAGCGTTAGGCGATGACACAGGTATTGATGTAAAGGTAGAGCTAAGATCAAAAGCTAAAGATTTACCAAAAGTGTTAAAGAGAGGATCGTTCTACGACTCTAAAACAGGACGTATTGTTATAGACGACGAAGCTCTTAGTGTTAAAACTAACCCTGTACATAATATACTACACGAAGCTACACACGCTGTAACAGTAGATAACGCTGTCAAGTATTACGACAGGAGTGCTTTTAATAAAATTGATGTAAATAATATAGCAGGTAGAGCTGCTGTTGTTGACGCTGCTTTAAAACAAACAAACATACCGAAACCTGTAGCAGAGATGTTACGTATGTTTAAGAAGGTTGATGCTATGCGGGAAGAGATAGCAACTAAAGGTGAACTCATTACAGCAGAGGGGAAGCCTGACTTGTACTGGATGAAGAACCCGCAAGAGTTTATGTCTTTTGCTTTTTCCGACCCACAAGTACAACAAGCATTAAAGGGTATTCAATATACTCCGAAGATGACGATGTGGCAGAAGTTTGTTAATACAGTTAAAAGCTTATTTGGTAGAGGTGTAAGCACTGACTTAATGGATAACATCGTTAGTCGTGTAAGTGAAATATCTGAGATGAAACTACCTACTCAAAGAGGCAGAGGTATTGATAGGATGCCTGAAGCGTTTCACGGAACTCCTCACATCTTTAAACCTAAACCTGATGCTCCTTTTGGGGAGTTTATGAAATCTAAGATAGGAACAGGTGAAGGTGCACAAGCTTTTGGACACGGGTTTTATGTAGCTGAAGCAGAAGGAGTAGCTCGGCATTATTATATCGGACAAACATTTAGACATTTATTGAATGATATAGAGAAGGCTTCAGGAGGACTGAATTATTTGTTATCAAGGGATGAAATTGGCGACATCACTGACTTAATTGACGAGGTTATAGAGACTGGAGGAGCTACCGATTTTATTAAAAAAAGTTATGATGAGGGAGCATCTTATGTTGATACTGATCGTCTTAATTTTAAACTTGAAAAACGAAAAATAGATTTTTTAAAAGCGGTAAGAGAAGACGATTATTTGGGATTCGACAATCCTATAGACGGTATACTACACGCTATAGAAGATTCTCAAGGAAAAGGCCCCGGTAATTATGATCTATCCCCAGCCACTAGAAAAGCTGCTAAAGAATTAGGTCGTTTATATAAAATAGATGTAGCACCTAGCGAAGATAAGTTTTTGCCGTTGGACAAGTTATTAATGCAAATGCCCAAGGAAATGCAGAAGCTGATAAGATTTGCATTTAAAGAAATATCAGAAGTTGACCCTGATTTTCCAAAACATATATTAACGGACGAAGAGTTTGATTTAATGACAGGTCAGCAAGTGTATGAAACTTTAGTTAATTCAAAAGTAATAGGTAGTCCTGAAGCTGCTTCTGACTTTCTTTCTGAAATAGGTATACCGGGAAACCGATACTTACAAGGAGGAAAAGCAAGGAAAACAGGAGAAGGAAAATACAATTATGTAGTGTTTAGTGAGAAAGATTTAAAAGTTACAGATACTGTTGAGTTTGCACAGACAGGCAGGGAAGCTAGAGGAGAGTTTAAAGCTGATGAAGAACTAGATGAGTGGATGATAACACTAGAGGAAGATGAGGTTCCTTTTGTTGGTATTGAAATAGACCCTAAGACAAAAGAGTTCTTAGTTGCCGGAGATAGTGTTAATGTAGGTAATACTCTTGAGCAGTTAACAACAAACGCTAGTACCCCGGAGGTTCGTAACTTAGCTAAAACTTTACGGGAACTAATAAGCGACCCAGAAGATTTAAATGTGCCTATAAAGTACGATCCAGAAACACAGCCCGAAGTATTTAGTGGAAGTTACAAAATAGCAGGTGATGTAGTACAATTATATAAAGAAGCTAGTGAAGAAACTTTAGTTCACGAAATACTTCACGGGGTTACTGCTCGGAAATTAGCGGGACACATTAGACCGGGGTTATCTCCAAAAGAAGAGTTTCCACCTATCGATCACATTTTAGCTAAAGAACTTGTCAATGACAGTGATGTTCCTAAACCTGTTAGAGAGTTAGCGGATTCTTTCTTGAAAGCATATGACCACCCTACGATTAGCTTCAATCTTTATCAAATGTCGAATTTAGATGAGTTTCTTGTAGGTGCTCTTTCTAGCGAAGATTTTCAAAAACTACTAAGTAAGATACCAGCAGAAGATAATAGGAATCTATTTCAAAAACTTGTTGATGCTATTGCTAATCTTATAGGGATTAAAAGCGATGGAACTCTGCTGAATAAAGTAATACGAGACAGTGCTGAGATTATATCAAGCAGTAGGAAAGAGCTTACTGGGCCCGGATTCCCTAAAGCTTCTACAGGGGATCGTTCTATGTATTCTAGGGGAGCTAGAGGAGAGTTTAAAGCTGATGATACTTTTATAGATGACATTGTTAAAGATATAGATGTTAGCTCTTTTATGGTAGGAGGTAAGCAATCTATCTCAGGTGTGTTGAAGAATTTAACCAAACTAAAATTACCTGAAGGCTTACAGACAGGTGAGCTTATAGCTATACAAGAAAAGCTTGCTGATAAAATATTTAAAGAGGCTTCAAAGAACCCAAAGCTTACTGAAGAATTATTAGACGAAGGTGTTGTTAATGAAATGGCAGACGCTGTTGGTGCGGATGGTAAGTTCTTTGACGGTATTATAAAAGCTGCTAAAAAGGATAAGGTACAGTTGTTTAGAATCGCTTCTCGAATGAAGACCTTAGAGCACATGCTCACAGCTAACGGTGCTGAGATTCTAGACATTGCTGAGAAATACAAAGCAGGTAAAAGTAAGCTTGGCGAGGAGGAATTAGAGATACTAGAAGCTCGTCTTAAGGGTGCGTTAGAGCAACAGCTTATTATACAATCTAACCATTCAAGCATAGCTAGTGGTTTTGGTAAAGGTCTTAAAGCGAGGCAGATGGGTGTAAAGGTGGGATTAAGTCCTAACGAGTTATCCAACTCTAAACTTAGACAAGAATACTTGCAGCGTCGGGGAGGTATGACAACTGACCAAATGGTAGAGAGTATACTACTAGCTTCTTCAGGTAAAGGCGACGCAATGTGGAATGCTATCATATCCATGAATAAATTAATTCGTGGCAGTGAGGGTGGTAAGATGATGAACATGGTAGAGGAGTACTATAAAAACTCTCTCATGTCTGCTCCTAGTTCCCTTGCTATTAATTTTATGGGTGGCGGTATTGCTTCTGCTATTAAGAACTTTGAGCGTTATGTCGGTGGATGGATGGGAATGCCGACAGAAGCACGCCAAGCTGTAGTAAACTCTTGGTCTCAAGCTAAACAATACCAAGACATTGGAAGATTTATGTTGAAGGCTTGGAAGAGTGGCGACCAGTTTATTGGTGAGTCAGGTAATGCTTTTGTTGAGCAAGCTGGTAAAGGTGCCATGAGTTCTGCTATAACAGGTCAAAACATAGAATCTTCTATTAACAGAGCACGGGAGTTTGCAGGTAAAGGAACGGGGGAGTTAAGTGACGCTACTAAAGGTTTTATTGACCATTTAGGTAATTTAATACGTGTTCCCAATAGATTCAATACAACGGTTGACCAGATGTATAAATTTATGGAATACCGTATGCGAGCACACGCAAACTTATGGCTTAGAGCTACGGACATGGGTTTAACAGACCCTAAAGATATAGCTGAATATATAGACAAAAGTTTAAATGTATTACTCACACGCTCAAATCGTACATTCTCAAAAGCTAATTTGATTAGAGAAGCCGAAGCTCAATTTAAAAACTTGCCACCTGTAGAGCGTGAAAAAGCTGTATATGATTATGTGAGAAACGCAGAAACAGAAGCAGTACAAAAAGCTAGAGAACTTGGATTAGTTAAACAAGAAGGCGAGGAGTTTCAAGCCCTTGAAGAGTTAGCTCGTGATTGGGTTGATCCTAACATTAGTGCTGCTGAAGATGTGACTTTTACAAAGGAGTTAGGGCCGCTTATGCAAAAAGTGCAAGACCTTGTTAAAGGTTCTCGTATTGGTTTTATAGTAGCTCCTTTTATTCGTACTCCCACAAACATATTAAAGTTTTCTTTTGCAAGAACCTTAGCTCCAGCAGCAGCTCTTAAAGACGCTGCTATGATGGCTATCTCTCCTACATACAGTAAACGTATAGAAGCATTAAGCAACGGGCAACCCGGTCTAGAGAACGCTAGAAAGACTTTATTAGAACAAATACACGCTGTTAACCCTGATGGTTCTCCTGATGTTATGACCAGAGCAGAAGCAAGGGGTAGACTCGCCACAGGAACAATGTTAAATACAGCTTTAGCTTCTGCTGTTTATTACGCATCGGATCGTGTAAATGGTGGAGGCCCTAAAGATTTTAAACAGCGTCAAGCTTGGCAAGCTGCTGGTAATATGCCTTACAGTATAAAGGTCGGAGACACATGGGTAAGTTACCAAAGACTTGATCCAGTTGCTACAATGATTGGAGTCTATGCTGATTTTAAAGATTTAATGGAAGATGGGAAAATGCACAGCATTGATGATAGTGACTTTGAAAAGTTTGTTGCTGCTTCCACTTTGGTTTTTACTAGGAACGCAACTAATAAGTCTTATTTAACAGGTATCGATAAGTTCTTTACTATGATTTTTGACCCAGACTCCACAAGTGCAGGTGAAACAATTGGTTCTATGGCTGGTGGTTTTGTTCCTAACATCTTAAGCAAAGGGCAAACGATAACAGGAGATCAAGAATTAAAAGAGATTAGAGGAATGGCTGATGCTTTCCTTAAAAGGTTCCCCGGTACTAACTTAGATTTAAAACGTAATCCATTGGGTGAACCTGTGGTACAGGAGTACTTTGAAGGTGTGGCAGGTATATTGAACCCTGCTAACCCTATGATGTGGGGCAGTGCAAAAGACGATGCTGTGTTGCTAGAAATGGCTAATGTAGGACATGGGTTTTCTGCTCCTTCTGTTAAGCTTCAAGGTATTATCGATTTGACTGATTTCCAAGGTGATAACAAAAGAAGTGCTTATGATCGTTGGTTGGAACTACAAGGTAAAGTTAAAATAAACAACAGAACACTCAGGCAAACTTTACTTAAATTGATTAACTCAAAACAATACCAAGCTTTAAGTGAAGAAACATACAGTGGCTTACCTAGTCCTCGTGTTGAGTATATTAGGAGAGTTTTAAGTAGGTTTAGAAGTAAAGCTAAAATGGAAATGTTAAACGAGTTTCCTGAAATTAAACAACAATTAAGAGTAGTGACACAAGCAAAGAAAGCAGGTAGACCGCAGGATGTGCTTGAACTCCTTCAATAATAGACAATAATATAACATCATGGCCATCACTTTCCAAGACGACATAGCGGACGCTCTTCAAACAGAATTTGCTTTTAACTTTCCTTACCTAGAAGATGAGCACGTTACAGTGTTTGTAAACGGAGTACAGAAGACTCTTACTACTGATTTCACTATTCAAACAACTCCTGCTAAAAAGGTAATACTTAACACACCCGCTACAGGTGGAGAAGTTGTTAGAGTGCGACGCATATCAGCACCTGCTGTTGACCTTGTAGATTTCGTAAACGGTTCTGTATTAACGGAATCCGAACTTGATAGGGCTTATCTACACAACCGTTACTTAGCTGAAGAAAGCTCAGAGCAGAACGATGTATCTATGCGTTTAACTGCTGGAGCTGTAGGTTGGGATGGACTAACTAAACGCATACTTAACATTGTTGATCCTGTAAACGAGCAAGATGTAGCTACTAAGAACTATGTAGACGGTGTTATAGGTGATGTAGCTTTAGGTGAAGTACCTGATGACTCTATAACATACGCAAAGATACAGGATGCAGTCGGTAATAATGTATTACTAGGTAACGACAACGGAGCAGGAGAAGAGGTACAAGAGCTAAACGCTACCGAAGTCAGGGCTATGTTAAACATAACAAACGTAGCAGACGGTGCAGAAGTAAATGTACAATCTGACTGGAACGAAGCCGACACTAATAGTGATGCTTTCATTCAAAATAAACCTATATTTGTACCTACTGGAACGGTGTCTGCTTTTGCTGGTAGTGCTGCTCCTACGGGTTATGTCTTGTGTGACGGGTCTGAGTATGACCAAACCGTACAAGCTGCCTTGTTTGCTGTTGTAGGTTCTACTTACAATACGGGAGGAGAGACAGCTAATCACTTTAGAGTGCCTGACCTTCGTGGACGTGTAGTTGCTGGATTAGGAGAAAGCTTATTGGGTGCTACTGCTGACGCACTTGGTGATGATAACGGTTTAATTGCTGATACAAAAGAACACCTTCTCACAGCCTCAGAATCGGGTCTTCCTGAGCATACTCACTCTGTGCCAGCATCAGGAACTACAGCAAGAGGTGACTCTTCCTTAGAAGCGGCAAGAAATGTTTCGGGAACATCAGGCGGAGTAACAGGTGGTGCAAAAGACGCATCATCCGCACACAACAATGTCCAGCCTACAATGATCCTTAACTACATCATTAAGACCTGATAACAACAGATGACTGAATCAATCTCACATTTCTTAGACACTGCTCTCGCTGTTATCCTAGCTGTTATAGGTTGGATGATAAAGAAGTTAACGGATCGCTTAGAGAACGACGAGAAACGCTTGACTAAGATAGAGGTTGAACTCGCTGCTCAGAACGAACGAGACATAGCTGTAGAGAACCGTATGAGCGGTGTAGAAGCTGCTGTCAAAGAGATGAATACTAAACTAGATAGAATGATGGAGATGCTTATTAAACGATGAAACAAGGACTATACGCAAACATGAACAGAAGAAGGAAGCTAGGCATTAGCCGTAAGAAAAGCGAGTCTACTGTATCGCCACAGGCTTACGCTAATATGAAGCG